TACGGCATTAGTTTGCCCAGATTCACGACCTACCATACACCAACCGATAATAAGACCATCCTCATCGGCAGCATTAATTAAGGAAATTGCATCACCTACAGCAGCAAAAGTAACAACTACTCCTGCTCCAGCAGCATTTGCTATTGTTAGCACTCCATCACCTCCATCTTTAACCATGATTACATGCTTTACAGCACCGGCTACTGATGACTGTGCTAATGTATATGCAACAGCACCTCCAGTAGTATCAAGGAAAGTTACAGGGATACTAGCACTACAAGCACCTGCTCCAGTAATTACCTCTGTTTTTAGAGTATTAAGGTCAAGTGCATTGTCAGCTTTATTTTGTCCATACATTGGATTTGCCATAATCAAACCTCCTAAGCTGTCCAAATAGCGTGAGACTCAGGCATTTCCCATTGCATACCAGCTTCGGTAAGAATGAGATCTACTCTGCGATCAATTCCGCTATTTTCTAATGTTTGAACACCAACGTATACCGAAGTATCACGATTAATGCCGTTACCTACTAGTGGACGATATTTACAATTACTCATGTTAATACCCAAGATCTTGACGTTAGTACCATCAAGGTGAATATTACGAGCTACGTTCATATCTCCATAAGGTGTAGAAATTGTAGTAATATCAATTCCCATTACCTTCTTTTTGCCTGTGATAGCCATGTCTGCACGATAGTTAGATGACATTTCAACATTGTTCTTGAAATACCCACCTAATTTATGCAACCAGTTATACACACCAGTACTACAGAAGAATACTGTACCCTTGCCATTATTATAGCGAGGATCTAAGTATGCTGACATATCGTCTAGGAAGTCGTCTGCAGTCTTGGTAGCAATATCAAGATTGAAAGCGTTTCCATAAGTCGTGACCCAATCTACAGCACCTTGAGTGTATTGTACACCGTCAGCGTCTATATACTGAGATCCGAATAACATTGTTTGTTCAATGTCATACTTATGCTCAATAAGTTTTTCACGCCAGATACGAGACCATTCATTCTGCTCATACTTTAATGAAGTAGCACGCATAGTGTTGGTCATTGCAGCAGAAGTCTTCCAGATCTGAGTCTGTCCGAATCCTGTTCCATAAGGTTGGTCTTTCCATGTTTCAGGATAACCAGAGCCTTCAGCAAAAGCTGAACCTACTACGGAAGCCTTATATTGAGCTAGATCTTCTTCTGAAGCAGTAGTAGTACTTGAACCACCAACTGCAACTGATGCGGGATCATGCATGAAGAAGTATGTAGATGCGGTAACACCTTTAACTACAATACATGATAGATCAACATATTCACCATTATTAACAGCGCTATTTACTTTAACAACTAAATAGTCTGTGTATGTAGACGCATTTGCACTATTATCAGCAATAGCCAAAGGAATCTTAACCAACTGACCTTGCATAAAGAAGGTAGGTTTAGTTCCTGTGCCACCGATATAATGATCAACTGATTTGCCCATTACATTAGTCTTATTACCTTCAGAAGCATAGTCTGTACCCATCTTTAAAAAGATTTGGTTACCAGCTACTGATGGTAAAATTACTGTTCCTTGTGCAGTACCTATAGCGGCACCACCTGTGTTTACATAAGCATAACGCTTATGCCATGAGCCACGCTTTTCAGTAAATTTGAAAGCGGGATCATCTGTAGGGTTTTTCGCAACTTTACTTACGAATCGAAAAAAGGGATCCTGAGAAAGAGCCAATTCAGACACTCGGTCACCGAAGTTGTATTTTCGACGTAAAGCACCAGTTTTAAGATCGGTGCCAAGTCTACTTCCAACTGTGCCTAAAGCGTTATCCTGAATAGGATTCGTTCCAGTAGGATTCCCTAAATTAAAGATATCTGCCATGAGATTATCTCCTTTTTATTTTAGGGTTTATAGCTAGCATTGTGCTAACTAAACAAGTCGTTAAGATCAGCGTCAGACCCATCAATCATATCAAAGATTTGATCATCAGGTGAAGTTTCACTCCTAGGACTGTTAACATTCCCTACACTTGGTTGAATGTCTCTCACATTTTTCATCTGGCTCATTATATCAGCCTTTGTTGCGTCAGCAACATTGGTTTGGGCTTTATCCTTATTCATAAGGTAATATAAATCTTCCAGACCCATCTTGCGAGATTTAGATGCTTCAATCATGTTAGCAAACGCTTCAGGCGCCATATTATGCTTAGTCATAAACTCTTCTGCTTCACCTTGCATTCGGGTCTTCAGTTGAGCTTTTTTATTTGTCTGAGCTTGTTGTGCCATCGTGCTGTCTAACCTTTTTTGAACCATCGTATCAACATGCGCACTAAAGACTTTGGCTGAATCTGAATTTGGATTACTCATTGCTTCATCTGAATCAAAGATAAAATCCTCATCTAATCCTAACCGGTCTTTAATAGTCGCAGTAGGGCGACCACCGTTTTCAAGGTAGTCTCTAACAGTATCTACTAAACCACTGTCTTTTTCCATAGCCTCGAGAACAGGTACAAAAGGTTTAAGCTTATTAAGCTCTCCTGCGATTCTAGTAGCTTCTCTACTGGAATCTTTATACCGTTTCTCCCAATCAACCTCATTACTACTGGGGCCTTCGTTCGACTCTTGATGGGTTACCACTGGGGGACCATCAGTACTTTGAAGGGTTTCCTTATTACTAGATTGATCATCCATGATCCCGCCATTTACATCGCGGTCCATAGCATCAAAGAAGTCATCCGCGGAGCCAACATCTGTTGGGTTACCCTCGAAATCATCTAAATTATTCATATTACTCTCCTTTTACTGAGATTATTTGATTGTAAACTTATTAATCTTCCTTTGAAGATTCCAAGCCTTTTATTATATTTTTTAAAGAAGCAGAGAACTTACCCTTCTCAGCACCAGCAAAGGCTTTTTGAGTTTCCCTTAATACCTTGTGTTGAGCTTGAGTTTCTAGAGCTTCCTTCTCTTGACGAGATTTAACTTGATTAGCTTTCTTGTCAACTTCCATTGAGGCTTTCATAACCTTATCTCTAATGCCTGATTGAACTATCTGTCTCTCTAGGGTCTCAATAGTACCTGCAGAGTTTTTAGCTGACTCTTCTAAGCTGGCAATTTGTTGTTGTAGTTGAGAGTATAGACTCTTACGCTTGACAATGCTTTCTTTATTCTTAACATCTGTTTCAGCTAAGAATGCTATGTCATCAATTACTCCCATTTCCATATATGATTTTAATTCATCTAAATATGCCCATCTATTAACTGGTAAAGTTGATCCAGCTACTATACGAACATCAAATTTCATTGCTCCATAATCATTAAACTTACCTATAGCTTCTCCTAGGTCATTATAAATAGGTACATTAATTTCAGCCATCTTTTCTTCATTTATATTGTTTGGCTGTATAATTCTAAAGGTTCTTTGTCCACTGTATACAGATTGAGAAAACTGTGCAACAACTCTACCTACTTGACGTAAAGCAGGTTCAATAGAGTTTTTCATCCACTGTTTAACTCTCCTAGTGCCATACTCATCCATAGCAAGCATACCTTTATAGGTTTCATGCTGTGCTGATGTATCTCCCTGCATAGCTCCATAAATTCCAGCTAGATATTCCATATCTTGCTTTCCTTCATTTACTATACCAAAAAACGCATTAGATAAAGGCGCAGGCATTACAGGTGTAGGTGGTGTTGCTCCAGGCCTGATAGGTAGTAATGCTCCTGGTGAGCTAGAATACTGTTCCCAATAGTCAGTGTCTATAGAACCCTCTTCGTGCATCCATCTCAAAGAAGAACCTAACGATGCATTATGTAGCATCAATTGATGAGCTTTGTTCATCTCTCTTTGCTTACCTATAAGAGGCGATACTGCTGAGATAGGATAAGGAGTCCCTGTCCATTTAAAGTGAAATGGCACTATAGGGTATTCAGTAATCTTTTCTGGTAATATATTCTTATAAACAGTTGAATCGCCAACGACACAGGTTTGCTGTACTCTTGTGCCATAGAACTTAACTGAGTCAACTATCATTGATGCAAATGTCTTATCCTTCATGAGTAGTTTAAATTCTGCTTCAGATATAATTTTATTCTCTATCCTAGTGGCTGCAGCTTGCATCTCTCGTTGCATTTCTTGCTGGGCCCCTTGCAATTGAGCTTGCATTTCCTCTTGAGCTTTTTTCATCTCTAGTTGATATCTCTCAGGAAGCATCTCTCCTGACTGGACAGCAGCCTTCATCTTCTTATCTAACTCAAGAAGTTCAACACCCATCTCTGCCTTCATATCTTCTATCTGAACAGTAACCTGCTCTTGTATAGCTTGCATCTCTTCTGCTGAAGGAGGCATTCTGTAATTCATATTTATATAGGCTACTTTAATCTTCTCATAAACCTCAAATAGCTCCATGAGCATATCTTGTTCACCTGAGGAAGGATCTATGCTTTCTGATTCATGTATATCATTATATGTAAAATCTTTTTGGAATCCACCAGTAGCCTTCTCTGTGTAGCTAAACTCTGAGTTTTGATCAGAGGCGGCGTTCCTAATCTTGGCAATAGAATCAGGATACATCTTCATTAGATGTGTCTTTGGAAGGACCTTTCTAATCATAATGAATGCTGCATCTTTAAATAACATGTGTCTTGACTTAGGATCAACATATACATCAAATGGTTCAGGTTGCAATATCTTAACATCACCCATACCATTATCAGAGTCTGGATCTACACTTACGAGTAAGTATCCTACAGACTTTGTAATAGCATCATTAATAGCATTAGAGTATACGCTGGATCCATCAGAACCAGCCCATATATAGTCAGCTATATCAGAGAATACAGCACCAACATCAGAATCACTACCCTCAACACCAACAGCTTGCCATCTAGGGTTATTTGCCGTAGCATAGAAATTAAGCATTTCTACTACAGGTAAAATCCTATTGATTGTAAAGGTTGGCATACCCTGTTCTTCTAAGGCAATGCGTTCAGCTTCAGTTAATTGATTGTCATTAGCAAAATCAAATCCCTTTTGATTCACGTATTCCCATTGGGATCTAGTATTTTGATTACAGCTATTAAATAACTGTCTGACTCTTGCTGCATTCTTATCTACTCTTTTAGCCATTATTTACCTTAAGTATAATCATTTATATCAAATTCATTAAAGACGTTATCTTCTATATCAGCCCAATCTTTCTGCCTTTTATAGCCAGCAACCTTTTTAGATCCACCAATCTGTCTATGATGGAAATCTACACCATCCATTCTATCTCTAACATCATCTTTCTTAGCTTTTCTATAGGTTGTCGGGTCAGGATATCCATTTCTTTTATATGTGCCTGCACCCCCCCAATGATCATCTAACCAAAAATCTTCTAAAAATATTTCCTTACGATCAGACAATGTTTTAGCATTAGAAAACTTCCTTAATGCTTCATGATCTTTTAAAAGAATATTAGAAGCCATTAAGAAGTCCTGGCCTTCTTTTGTTAGATACCTCTTCACGTCATAATCTTTATTATTTTTATCAGCTCTATCACGATGTCTAGCCATCCAACTAGGAGTTAATACTGTAGGCAATCTATCTTTTGCTCTATTTAGTCTAGTATAACCACCATCTTCTGGACCCGTCTGTAATTGATAGTATCCAGCTCCTCTAACTTCAGTTTTATCACTAGTCCCATTTTGATAATCATCATTTCTGTCGGTTTCTACAAAAGCTGTCATGTCTAAAAAATCAGAAACAGTCTCCCTTGTTATGCCAGTCATATCAATACCTTGAGCTGTATTGTAAGCTATCATTCCCGAGACTAATTGGTCCATACTTACTTCACGTTCATTGCTCATGCTAACATCCAATGCTTTGCTTTAGGTTTATGCCGATTCCACTCACCATCCCTATTCTTCTTTAAAGACTTAGGAGGATGCGCATACTTACATGAGTACGCTAATGCATCGATAGTATCATCATGTCCCATTCTAGGGCCAAAGGTAATTATTTCTTGTTGCAAATCGTAATGATCCTTTTTAATTTTAATTGTACCCACTGCAAACCTTTGTGCAAGGATCTCTTGAATCCTGTCACGCTTAGACATCCTATTGCCAGGCTTCTCTGCCGTATACTTGACAGTGAAGTCATTACGCCTTCGCATCTCTGCGTTAATCGCTTGAAAGACTGGCTTCGACATAGTAGTGTCCTCAATGCAAAAGAGGTTGGGGCTATAGATCTTATTATAGTCAAATATATAGTCAACAATCCCTTTTTTATCATCCCCGGGAATCCCGAGAACAGGAAGAGAACGCTTCCTGAGATAATCAAGTACGTAACAGTTGTTGTTAGCGTCAACGCCCAGAGCGAGTAACACACTAAAATCACTATCCCTACGAGTACTATCTGTAGCAGGGTCAACACCCACAAACACATTGATCGGGAGTTCATCACCTTCATCTGTTCTAACATACGAAATCCCCGTGTCTGCATCTCTGTGAAAGCTCCCATCCCATATCTTTATATGGTTCCTATTAAATATTGAGTCTTCTTCATTCTGAACTTCCATCATATATTCTTGATAGAACTTCTGCGGTACCCCATTGTCCGCATAAAACTTTTTCTTTCGCTCCATTTCCTTGTGACCAAACCATGAAGGCCATAAGGGTGTACCATCCTGCATTAATGCTTTGTGTGTGATTACATCCCACGAAAAGTGCTTCTCTTGCGTCTTCGCTTTATTATACCCATTAAGGATGTTGGTAATAAAAGCGTCGAAATGAACAGGCGTACCATTGATACGCAACCTACCAGTACTAGGCTCAAGAGCAGGAAACACAACAGCAGTAACAAGATTTGCAATCTTTGAACGTGCTTCCGGAGTCCCCGTGTTGTTTTCATCTTCAAAGTCATCAAGAACAATGAGGTCATAACGTTTATGTAGCTTAGCACCTCCGCGTATCCCAGAAAGGTTAGACTTACTAATGAGTTTGCAACCATTTTTAAGTTCGATATCATCTTCTGTCCATTTTCTCCCTTTAACATTGCCGAAATAATACGAAAACCTTTCGTTATATTCCAAATGATATTTTACATAATCTAAATTTGGTACTGAAATCTTACTTGATGCTGCAACCCAGCCATAGAATAAAGGCTCTTCTGTAAAGACAAAGTCATGTAATAGACTGCATTTAGTAAGCACAGTCTTTCCGTGACCACGTGGCAACACAACCGCCAGCTGCTTTATCGAATGGTCATTTAGCTTATCAGCTACAGTATAATGAAAGAATGGCGTCTCTGACCTCATAAAGTCATCAGGAAGAAACATCTTCCCGAATGCTATTAGATCGTTTTTCGCCAAAAGTAATTGCTCCTCCATCTGAGAAACATTATG